GACGCAGCTTCTTATGCGTTGGTTTATCCCCGCATTTCGGCGGGAATGAGGCCAGAGCTGTTAAAGAGCGGTACTGCTTATGCTGCTTTACTGCTTGTCACTTTCCGTACTGGAGGAAAGGCGATTGCTTCTTTGGTTACAGGCTTAGGGAATCGGAAGTTCAAGGATGCGTTTGCAATGTCACTTGCCTTCTGTGCGGATGCTCCGCGATATCCATAAGCCAGCTGGTCCAGGTTCCCAGGAGTTGTATTGGCAAGCTTCGCCAGCTTTTCCCAATCTTCCTTTGAGGCCTGTTTTCTCCAGCGAAGCAGATCATTCATCTGTTCAAACTGCTTAACGTTGGTTTCCATAGGTGCTCCACCTGCTAATGCACAATACAAATATTAGCGCCATGCTAAATTTAAATCAAGAGAGAGTTTAGCTTTATGCATATTTATCGCCGTGCTAAAAGATGGGATGATTTGAGCATGGACATAAAAGACATCAGGCGGACTAACCTCCGCTACCAGCAGAACCTTGCTATCCGCAGTGGAATCACGAAAGCTGACTTTGCAGAAAAGGTCGGTACGTCACCCTCTACCCTCAGCCAGATACTGGGTGAAAAAGCAGTACGAAATTTAGGTGATGACCTTGCTCGCAAAATTGAACTAAACCTAAACCTTCCACATGGCTGGTTAGATCAATTACATCCAGAGTTAGAGGAAGCCGAGAGTCGAGGTGAGGCTAAGATAATCGGCGGGATTGAACCTTGGGATAACCAGACATCACTGGATGATGATGAAGTTGAGATCCCGTTCCTGAAGGAAGTGCAGTTAGCCGCAGGAGCCGGAAGCACCTTTCGTGAAGACCATAATGGATATAAGTTGAGATTCGCAAAATCTACACTTCGAAAACTGAACATACAGTTCACTAACGCTGTATGTGTTGAGGTTATCGGTAATAGTATGGAACCGGTGCTGCCTAACGGTTCTACGGTCGGAGTTGATACTGGCTGCAAGGAAGTTAAAGACGGCAAGATGTATGCTATCGACTACGGCGATTTACTACGTGTAAAACTGTTGTATGCAATGCCTGGTGGAATGATTCGGATCAGGAGTTACAACAGCGAAGAGCACCCTGAAGAAATAAGACCATCATCAGATATTCGAGTGATTGGCCGCGTCTTCTGGTCATCCGTAACCTACTAATACCTCCACAGCAATACATCCAACCCGCCTAGTGCGGGTTTTTTGTTGCCCAATGTAAACATCACATCAGCTTTACGCTAAATTATTTTCCCTTCAAAAGCATCTCTTTAGCAAATAGCGCTAATTTTTTAGCATCTAGCACTTGCTATCAATTTAGCATGGTGCTAATTTTACTCCATCAGCAGGACGCACTACTCACCAGGATGGTGAATCGCTCTTTAACATTGATGGGATTGTCCCGCCGAAATGCGGGAACCAAGAAAATCATTTATGCGGGCTTGAGAGTCTGCATAGCTGGTCAACTTGGAGGGTATGCATGACAGACAAAGTGAATAGAATTCCTTTACCAAGTCAGCGGTCACTTCTTAAGCAGCTTCGATACGATGTTGATACCGGACTGTTGTGGTGGAAAGAAAGAAAAATAAACAGGCAAATGGATAAAAGCTGCGGGACGCTTCACCACAACGGATATCTGTACCTACGTATAGATGGGCGACTTTACACGCTGCACAGAATCATATGGAAGATGGCAACAGGAAGGGAGCCAAACTATTTAGATCACATAAATGGATGCCGAGTAGACAATAGATTGAGCAATTTACGAGAAGTGTCTCGCAATCAGAACAATCGAAGCATTGGCCTAACCAAGGCTAATCGCAGTGGTTATATCGGCGTCAGATTTTCAGAAAAAGACAAATGCTGGACTACTCACATAACGATAGAGAGAAAGCGAATCTCCTTAGGTCGATTTAAGGATAAAAGGCAGGCAGTTGAGGCATATAACCAGAAAGCCATTGAGCTTCACAGTCACTTTGCAATGCGAAAGGTACAGCACAACATCCAAATGCTGGAGAAGGAATTCGGAGGTCAACATGATAATCGTTACTTACCTGGCTGATGATAACGCCAGAAATCGCCGCAGAGCACGCAGACAAGCTCAACGTGAACAGGCAATGCAGGACGCTTCTCTTGCACGCAGGGTAGCAAACAGCACATGCAGTACACGCGTAACCAAAGCCATTTCGCTTGCCGGAACGCGTCAGAAGGAGGTTGAAGGTGGCTCGGTATGCCTGCCAGAAGTGGCGCTTTTCGCAGCTGGTCATCGTAATACTAAACAGGTTACAGCGAGGTAAACATGGCAACAATTGCAGAGACTAATGACTTTAATGCCAAAAGTGTTTTTGTAAATAGCGATGGCGACATTGTCATTTATCACGGTGAGGATAATGTGATTCTTGACAGGAAGCAGGCCAAAGAACTGGTTGATATTTTGACCTTGTATATTGCGACTGGTGATATTGATTAATCAAGGCCGTATAGTCGGCCTTCTTTTGGCAGCAAGCCACAGAGGTGAATATGAAAGAGTTTAAGGGTACGCCAGGTCCGTGGTTGGCGTCTCACCACTACAGCGATGTGGTAACTATTTTAGACCCCCAAGGGCTAGAGATAGTTACTGCGGAGTTTATGCCAATCATGCAGGACTATGAAGCCAAATTAGGTATTTACCATTGGGCTGATAGTACGCAGGCATTCAGAGAACTACCTGAAGAGGAGCAAGCAGCAAACGCATATCTTATAGCAGCAGCTCCTGATTTGCTCGCAGCACTTCAGTTGATCATCAGCTATCACGATGACGGTAATTGTGAATTGCACAGTGAAGATGTTGCCATGGCTCGAGCAGCCATCAGCAAGGCTCTGGGGGAGGAGTGATGGGACGTAAATTTAAAGTGTGGCTGGATTCTGGTGCTAACCAGCACTCGAATTACGAGCAGGAAGTGGATATTGAGGAAGATTTAAACATTACATCTGATGAATGGGATGCCCTTTCAGAAGGGGAAAAGGATGAGGTCATGAGAGACGTAGCATGGGACAGAATGGATTGGGGTTTCGTTGAAATAGAAAGCGAATAGCAGCTGATAGCTAATTCTCTGAGTTAGCTATTGGGTGTAATACCGCACCGTACTATCGGAGACGATTCGATAGTGTCTGATAGATGGAAATCCCTCGTTATGTCTTTGCCGCCAGCAGTCAGGGCGGCATTCTTTTTGCCTGGAGGAAGTGATGCGTAAAGTTGAATGCAAGAGAATCACCTATGAAGGCATGGGGAGTTTTCGCCATAAAAAAGAAACAGTAATTGAAGGATTATTTCACCAATGGGGAAGTGACTTCGAAGAGTTTGAAACTGGCCCAGGAAACATGACGGTTGCTATTGTTGAGTTACCTGATGGCACAGTAGAAACCTTCGTGCCGCACCTCATTAAATTCATAGAAGCCGCCTGAGTGCGGCTTTTTCATACCCGCATCTGAGTGAGCATTTATTCAAGTGCTCAGCCTCATGCAATCACACACAACATAAGGAACCAGCCCATGATGCAACTAAGCCTCGCGGGTAGCGGCGTCATGTCCGCTTATTTCCCCGCTGAATCTGAATTATCCAAACGTGTCCGCCGTCTTATTCGTGCTGCTCGTAAGCACCTGGAGGGTTTATGTCACCAGTTATAAATCACAGCCTGCTCAAAGCAGCGCAGAGCAAAGCAGTTATTGCTCGCTATCTTGGTAACGCTCAGATGTGGCTGCAGGCCAATGAGCAGATGAAGTCAGCAGTTGGCATGCCGTGGTACCGCAAATCATGAGCATTGCAGATACCTGGTCAGATGATGCCTTTGTCCGCCTTATGCAGGACATGTTGAAACAGCAGAAAGAGGATGCAGAAGATGCGCCTGACGATGACAGACAAAACAGAGATTAAGCAAATCATCGCGAGCTTTAACGACGATGACAATGCAGCGATTGATAAGCAGGTTGAGATGCTGTGCGCGAACATGCGGCCGGTGCTCAACATGCTGGAAGCTCACAAGCCTGACGATTACACGAAGCATGCAGTCGAGTGGTTAGGTGAAGAAGACTGCAACTATCAGGACTTCGCCGGCGAGGTTATGTGGGACATATTCAGGCCGCGCGTAGAGGTGGAGTATGCGATTGGCATATTCCTGCGCCGCCATACTTTTGAGGATGCAGCATGAGCAATATCGTTGATTTTGTTAAACAGCAGGAGCCGCTATTCTGCGGTGCGCTAACTGAGCAGACAGTTACATGGGCAAAGGAAAGCCAGTTCGCAATTCAATATTTCCAGAAGAATGACTTCCTCGCCAAAACAGCCCTATCCAACCCTACCAGTGCGCAGAACGCGATTATCAATGTGGCAGCCATTGGCATTACGTTGAACCCGGCGAGCAAACTGGCTTATCTGGTTCCTCGTGACGGAATGGTGTGCCTAGATATTAGCTACATGGGACTGCTGCATATCGCCATGGAGTCAGGTGTTATCTCATGGGGTCAGGCAAAGCTTGTTCATGCTAACGACACCTATGAGTCGAATGGTCTTGATAAGGCCCCTACACACAAATACAACGCTTTCGGTGAGCGTGGCGACATCGTTGGCGTTTACTGCACAGTTAAGACTCCTGCGGGCGATTATCTTACGGAGGAGATGAGCCTTGCAGAAATAGAGGCGGTCAGGAAGACAAGTAAAGCCGCATTCAGTGATAAAGGCCCATGGGTTAATCACTGGAATGAAATGGCACGAAAAACCGTTGTTAAACGCGCCAGCAAATATTGGCCTAAAGCCTCTCGCCTTGATAGCGCGATTCACGTTCTGAACGAAGAGGAAGGCGTTTGGACAGAGCCGGTCATGCCGCATAAGTCAGAGGAAGATATCCGTGAGGATGAGCGGAAACGTCAGCAGGAAATCATCGAACACGTTCAGGTGCTTTGCGATGATATGGCTCAGGCTGAAACCATGGATGACCTTAAGCGCATCTTCGCTGATGCGTATAAACGCACTTCTGGCATGAAGCTGCAGCAAAACGTGCAAGCGATATACGCAGAGTGCAAGGCAAAGCTGGAGGTAACCAGTGAGCAAACTGTATGAGATTGCCAACGATTACGCCCGGCTGATGGATGCTGACTTTGAAGCAGACGAGATAGCCGACACGCTGGAAGGAATGGAAGGCGAGCTTACAGATAAGATAGAGCAGTTGTTGGCTATCTGTAAGAACGAAACCGGATATGCAGAGCGCCTCAAGGAAGAGGCCAAGGCTCTCAATGAACGCGCCGCCGTAATCAACAACAAGGTCGATAACATCATGACCTACATCGCCAATTCGCTTGAGATGATGGGTAAGAAGAAGATTCGCGCTGGCATCCATCAGGTAACTGTTCGTGCCCCTGTCGAGTCGGTAGAAATCACTGACGAAGGCTCATTGCCTCCTGAGTACGTAGAATACGTCACTACGGTAAAAGCCGACAAACTAGCCATTAAGCATCAACTCAAGGCTGGCAACGCCATTCCAGGCGCTTCACTTAAGCTCGGTAAGCCAACACTTCTCATCAAGTAACCAATGCAAAAACTAGACATCACTCCTGAAGAAATGAAGGCGGTGTGCGGGCGTATGCCTGCATGCCGTGCAGCTGACAGTTTAGGGCTCAACCTACCGCAGCTCTACATGTTAGCCCGTCGCTACTCGATTACCACAGCACACACCTACAGACACTGGTTACCATCGGACGATGAGCGACTTATTTCTCTCGTCCATTCAGGGCTTATGCAGAAAGAGATATCAGAGATTCTCGGCAGGAGTGCTGGCTCGGTTAGAAGCCGGGTAACGCTTCTTCGCAGACGTAAAAGAATATGAGGAATTAATCATGAAACTGAACATCGAAGTCGGCAGCAAATACGTAATCACCGGCACCAAGTTTGACCTCGTTCTCAGCGAAAAGAAAAAAGTAACAGACGAGAAGAGCATTAACTTTGGTAAGGAAATCATCTCCCGCCTCGGCTACTTCAGCACCTTCGACAAGCTCGTAAAAGAGATTTGCCACAAAGAGATTCTGGAATCAGAAGCACAGTCACTGGCTGAGCTGAAAACGCATATCGACGGCCTGTCTATCGAACTGGCAGAAGGCGTTAACGACTTTCTGGAGCGCGCGCAATGATAGGCATGACGTACGATCCGTTTATCCAACCCCAAGAGCTTATCGCCGGCCACCGATTCAAACCAATCGACGACATCCCACGCGAAGAAATGCTGAAGAAGAACTCATTCCCGAGCGTGAACGAGAACAAATTCCTGACAGCGTGGTTGAAGCAAGTTCGCAAAGGAGTGCAGTCATGAGCAAATTAACCCGTGAATTAGTGGCAAATGCCATGCTCAGCAGCCTTGAAAACTACCTGTTTGAGATTATCGACTCCGTTCAGAACGACGCAGGGGAATTGACACCAGAAGATACTTACAGCCTGAACGCGTGGGTTAGAAGCGCCATTGAAAAAGCTGCAACTGAACTGGAGGCCGCCCAATGAGCAACATCGACAAACATGCCGTCCAAGCAGTTGCCGATTTGAAAGCTGGTTACACCCTCGGTCACGCTGATGTGGCAATCCTGAACGAGCTGGCGCGTATCGCGCTGGCATCGCTCGAAGCTGAGGCTGTGTCGCAGGTTCTCTCAAGTCGGGCGGGTAACGATACATCGACTATTGATAAAGCTCTGCCAGAAGGAACTATGCTCTACACTTCCCCGCCAGCGCCCGTATCTGTGCCTGATGAGCTAACCCGCGAGGAGTACAAGCGTCGATTTATGGAAGACGACGACTTTGATGACACGTTCCGTGGCGGCTGGAACGCCTGCCGCGCCGCCATGCTTCAGGGAGGTAAATCATGACCAATAACAACCTAACAGACGAGCGCCTGAGCGTACTTATCCGTGTGGCTAGGGATTCTCTTGAATTGTATGAAATGGAGTTGCCTGTCATTGATGATGTAATGCTAGCGCTGGCCGAACTACAGCAACGCCGAGCGGCCATGATTGCAGCAGCACCTGAGCATATCGACGAAATCGCTATTCAGGCAGGGATTGATCCAGCCGTTGCTGATGCTTACATGCAGGGATATCACGACGCTGAAGCGCGGAGAGATGAGCAGTAGGATGCAAACTGATGTGATATAAAACCCCTTCATGGTGGAGGGGTTGCTTATGCCAGAATATGAGAAGCTGTCAGAAGACCTGTATCGGGAAGCATGTCGCATTGTTGGAGAGTGCTGTCTGATGCTTGCCAGCAATGATGCGGAAACAAACAGAGACCAGCTGGTTCACGAGTTAAAGCGGCTTCACTGGGAAATCATGAAGCAAACAGACGAATCCAATCTGCCGATTTTGCTTGCCATCGAGAAGCTTGCTACCAGTGATGACTGGAAGAAGCCATATCTTGGATGATGCCTAACCCATTCGACGCATAACAAACC